TCAATTGTGTTCCGAATAGTCCAGTGTCATAAGAAGAAGTTGTATCAACTGCTGTCACTTCAGCATAGTTAATCAATGTTTGATATTGATTTTCGTTTGTGTTACCTTCCAATGTCACTCTATCACCGACTGCAAAAGGCATGTTTGTACCTTCTGGGCAGGTAATTTTGGTTGTAGATCCAGTTGTGATTCCAACAACTCTTTGTGATTTTCTTGTAACCGCAAGACTTGCAGATCCACCAGATGGAATCATGTAGTCTGCAAGAGTTGCCGTAGGAACTTCTGCGGTTCCAATTGCAACTGCAACATCAGCACCTAAAGAAACAACCCTGATTACATTACTTTGTACTGCAAACGAGGTAGTTGCTGCTGAGGTAGTTGACGTTGTAATTGATGTAGCTAATCCAACTGGTCTATGTGCCATTATTCTTTTAGATCATTTAATAGTTATTTATTATTCCTGCTCTTCAGAATCTTCATACTCCAGTTCAGTATCATCACCAAATAGTGAATCTGCTGCTACTGGTTTGTATGCATCAATTCTCTCGGCAGATTTTGCGAACAAAATATCTTTGATTTTGTCGCTGATTTGCGAGGGAGACTCATCAGTCACCATCATATCCATGAGTTCGTCCATGTAATTTTGTCAAATGAATAACTAACCTATTTATATTTCCCCACCTTTGGGCAATTCTGGAGCAGCAGTTGCATCTTCATCTGCTGCTGGTTCTAAAGGAACTTGTCCTAATTGTCCATTAACTTGATCAAGTGGAAGACCAGTTTCTGGATCAACAGGAGCATTTGGATCTGGAATAATACCAGATTCAATTTCCTTCTCAATCAGTTTGTCCTGTTCAAGAATCTCAATATCAGTTTGACGCAGAATCTTACGTCTTACATAATCCTGAGAATAATACTTGCCGACATATGGTTCAGCAACTTGAGCAAGAGACAATCTCTCATTCAACAATTCTGCTTCTTTCAGTTCAGAGAAGTGATTATCATAGAGGAAGTCATATTGAATATGCTCACTCATGATCTCCCAATCCTCAGGAGTAATAACGTTCTTCAGAAGAAGTTGAGTTCTCAACATATCATTGAACATATTTGAGAATCTCTTTCTCAAACGTCCAACAAATTTAGTGAACTTGAGTTCGTCTCTCAGGATCTCAGAAGATCTACCCAGATTAAATCCACCTTCTCCGTCCATTCTGCTTGGCGGTACATTAAGGGACCTGTAAAGTTTCTTTTTAAAATATTCAATGTCTGTGATTTCTCCCAAGTTTTGACCGCCAGGAAGAGTAGAAATTTCAGTTCCACGTCCTCCCTCTCTTCTTGGCAGCCAGAAATCTTCAAGCATAGCCATGTATTTTTTGTCATCACGGATTTCTCCAGTGTCTGCATTATAAACGAGTTTGTTGCGATAACGCATCATTACGTCACGCAAATATTGTTCTGCCTTTACCTTAGGAAGATTGCCAACATCAATATAGAAAATTCTACGTTCTGGTGCTCTTGACAATCTGTAAATAACCAGTGAGTCCTCAATCATGCGGAGTTGATTGAGTGACTTGATTGCTTTGTGAAGATATGAAAGTGTATTTCCTTTATTTCTATCTACTAAACCAGAGGTGCAGTATGCAATCGCATCTTTGGTAATTTTAATTCCTTGACTCTGACCAGTTTGAGTTGGGTTTGCTGATGGATATACAGTTTTGGGATTGTAGATGAAATACTCTTCAATCTCTGGAAACTCATATTCCATTGGATTGTCGCTGGTCAACTTTTGAAGAGGAGACAATTTATCCCCTGCTTTTTTCTTTTGTTGACGAATATAACGCATTTTCATTGCGTCAATATAACGAAGTTCTTGAATTCCCTCTTGAGGATTCTTTAAGTCAATGATTTTGTGATAGTAAATACGTCCATCAATATACCAGTTACGATAAATTTCATGGCACTTTTTATCAAAATCAAGAAGGTCTAAGATATACTTAAACTCTGAACGAATTTTTTTCTTAATACCATCACTAGCATTAAGATTATCAAGATCAATCTGAACTGGACTATCGTTACTATCAGAAACGATTGCTTCATTTACAATATCTTCAATGGCACTATCAACCTCTGGATGAAGTGACATCTCACGATATCTTTTAATCAGTTCAAATTCGGTGCGATATACACCTTCAAGATCTACATAAGAACCAAAAAATCCACTACTCATATAGTGGTCAACCCCGTCCTCATTATTAGGAGGAACGGGGGAAACCGCAGATGGTGCTAATGGTTCAGTGTCCTCAATAGAGAACCCAAATAATTTTGCCATAATTTATTACTAGATTGATCTTTGTACTATTTATTATCCGTTTGGAGTGCCAGATGCAACTGGGGAGTATGACTGGACTTGGAACTCTACGGTATATTCTTCAATAGTATCTGAAGAATCATAGGAAAGATCAATTTGAGAGATATTCGTTGGAAAAATATCAATAAATTCATACTCTTTCAGAACCGCGTTTGAGGCTCCAGCGTTATCTCTGCTGCTTGGAACAGATCCTCTACCGAGTTGGAAAACTTTTGCGTTTACCATGTATGCAGATGGATCGGTTGCACCAAGATTGTTATCAAGTTTAGAAATCAGTTGCATCCACTCTTCAAATGCATCTCTGAGAACAAATCCTTCGTCGTTGATAACTGTTACAGTCCAGGTATCAAAGGTTCTGTCTCCAGCAACTTTGAAGATTCTTCCACGAAATGGGATGTCAATTGATGCAATGTTAGAGGCAGGTAATGCTGCCGATTTGCACATGTATCTAAAGTTGTCGGCGTCCCAACTAATACCAGCGGGAAGGGTGGTTAACTCAACTTCAAATAAATTTGGGCGAGCGCCACCACCAATCAGTGCTGACTTAAACTGAGAAATTGTTTTGTTTTCTCTTGAGATTGCCATGACTTGCTATCCTCCTTTTGTTATTTAGGTCTATAATCAAACTCTGCCCGCTACTTCTTCGAAGCTAACTCCAGTGCGAGTAGCAACAAAAGTAAGGGTGATGTAGTTAATGGATCTCGCAGGCTTCAAGAAGATGTCTGCTCTGAATTCATTATTATCAATAACATCAGGAGTGTTATTTGTGCTGTCACAAATTACCAAGAATCCTGAAATTCCTCTCTTCGCTTGAACATCACGGAGATAAGGTTCAACAATGTTTCTGAAGTTTGCTCTGGTCAACTCGTCATTGAGTTCAAACAATTGTGCATTAGCAGCACCTTCAAGTGCTTGCTCAACTGTCAGGAACAAACGGCGAACATTGATTCTATCAAATGCGGATGAGTAAGAGAGTGCGGTTTTGTCTCCGAAGAGAATCGTACCAGTTCCAGATTGTGTGATGACTGGGTTAATTCTATTTGGATAGAGGCGATCTCTTTCTGCTTTGCTTGGGTTGTATGCAAGTTTGATTGCATTATTCAGAACACCTCTTGCAGCACCAGCAGGTGAGAACCATGGATAGGAGTTCAAGTTAGTTCTGGTCATCAATCCAGCAACGTCAGCGTTTGTTGGGATGAAGCGGAACTTGTTATTAAATCTATCGTAGGTGTACTTATAACCACTATCAAAGATTGCATATGACGAAGATGAAAGTGTGCTGAAGTAGTTGATCAGATTGTTGGTTTGTGTTGTAGAGTTGGTAACACCAACCAGATTAGATCTGTGTGGTCCAACTGTTGCGATACAATCTTTTCTGCTTTCAGCGATAGAAATCAGATGATTTGCCTTTGCTTGTGACTCTGCTTCAGAGGTGAGTCCAGGACCCATGATCAGGAAGTCAACTTCAATTTCATCCTTATTGGAGAATTGATTGTAGGACTCTACCAGATCTCCAAGAGCTGCTGCCATTCCTTTGTTGGCAGAGTAATCAACACCACCCTTCAGGGTGTAAGTTGTAACTCCGAGTCCGCTGTATGTTACTCCCTGAGCATCAAGACCCCAGAGACCATCTGCTACACTGATTGGAGTGAAGGATGCAGACTTGGTTCCAGAATAGGTTGTGAAACCAGTTGCAACAGGTCTGGTGAGATGGAAAGCATCTGCTCCAGATGATGGGTTGTGTCCTGCGTAGATATTCTCTGAGAACTGAGCAAGATATTCCTTGTAGTAGTTCTTCTGAGGTGCATTGACGTTTGAAACGCTATCTGCTGCCTTAGACAGGAACAAGTGTTTCTCAAGGATGTTTCCTTGAATTCCAGTTACAGATCCTGTGTCATCAACGACAACAACGTGCATTGCGTCATTCTTTCCACTTCTGTTGGAAGAATAAACGTTGGTAACTGGTTTTGGTGCAATCTCCCTCCAGTAGGTGGTTGCGTTCTCCAGTCCAAGAGTTTGTTGCTCATACCAGTCAACTGCTGTTTGGACAGAAATTGATCCAGCAGTGTCATCTCCGCCTAAGATACCAGTGTTGATACCTGCAGAGTTGACAAAGAAGAGAGTTGAAGAAGTGGTGAACGAATTGGTTGCACTACCTTCTTGGTAAGTGATTTCGGATTCTGTGTTTCCAGAAGAAACTCTAGAAACAATCTTAACATCAAATGTTGAATTGCTATTGGTAGCGTCAGTAGTAACACCAGTAATAATACCTTTCAGGTAACCAGTGATTGTTGAGGTGGTTCCAGGACCAACCAGAGTGGTGCTGATTGCAGCAGTAACACCCTGACCGACTACAACACCAGCATCTGACAGGCTATCGGTTGTAATACCAAGTCTTTGGTCTGCCAGGTCATCAATGAAGCAAACCTTTAATTCGTTTGCCCAAGTTCCTGGATTCTTCGCACCATAGTAGAACGAAGTATCAGTTTCGTGATTAGTAATATAATCGTCGTAGTTATAAATTTTGAGATCATTGGTAGATGCTGAACCAACCGCAGCGTTTGCGTTGATCAGAGTTGATCCGCCAGTTCTACAAACTTTCAGAACTCCGCCATATGAAAGATAGGATGCTGCTGACATCCAATACTCATATTGTGCATCTGTAGAAAGTGGTTTTCCAAAAGTAGCAATGAGTTCTTGCTCAGTGCTAATATCAATTGGATCATCAACAGGTCCAATTGCAAAAGGTCCAGCAATTGCACCGATATTGTCCAGTACATTATCAGCTCTTCCTACTGTTAAGTCAACCTCCCTGATTCTTACTCCAGGAGATAATTGAGGAGTCGCCATGTTTTTCTCCGTGATCTCAGTTTATCTGAAAATATTTATCAAAAAGTTACTTTTCAGGGGGGAAATATGACGTGAACACTACCAGTCAGGATATTCCCACCTATCAAGGACTGCACTGGTCATTCTACTTACGACTATTCGTTTTTTTGTGCAGTCTTTACATTCATATGAATAGGATGATGCTACTGCTCCTCTATCTTTTCTTGTCCTATAAAAACTTTCGACTAAATTTTTTACTTCTCCACACGTTCTACATTTTCTATCTGCCAGCAGTAAATGACCTAACTTTATCTGCTTGTCCAGTTCCATTACATATACTCCCACATATAAGCACGATCACCATACTCATCAGTAAACCATCTGTCACCATCAGCATCAACAAAACTAGTTTCATCTAAACCATCGGACATAAATCCAAATGGTGCCATGTCTTGTTCAATCTGATTCTTCTGCTCTTCATATAATCTCTTTCTGACATCCTGATCAGTAAGTTCTTTAAAGTAATCTTGTGCTACTAACCAGGCATATATAACGAGACACATTGCAAGGTCATCATTACATCCGTCTTCTGCCTCAAACGAATTATGTTTTTGAATAAACGTTGTTAGTTCTGAAATAATCTCATAATCTTTGAAGAGAAGTTTATCTTCCTCAATCATTGTCTTGAGGTTGAGTGATCCAATCTTTTTAACAGTCTTGGACATTTTAACTCCAAGTTGAGTTTTCTTTCCAGAAAATCCTTGTCCAACAATTTGACCTGCTCTGCCACGCATTGAACACATCAAAAGATTTTGATACTCCAAATCATATTGGATAATGCTGGCAACTTGATCTCCAATATCATTTACTTCACATAATATAAAAGCATTATTATAACTTTTTGCCACTTCATATATTATATTTGGAAACAACATTGGTTTAATTTCGTTGTTCCTATATTTTGCAACAACTCTGTGTGGGAACTCTGTGATATCAACAACCACAAATGCAGAATAGTCCTCACTAACGCCACGAGCAACGTCAACAGTCATCACATAATCGTGATTGTCCTTAGATTCTTCATACACATCCAATCCAGCATTTCTTTTTATTGGAGATTCATATACAAAAGTTCTCAGTTTACTGGGAGCAATCAGTGTATCAATAGATCCTAAAAACTCACATTCAAACTCAATTTTGAACTGCTGTTCTGATGTGTTTGCAATTGTTTGTTCTTTCCAAACTTCATCACGTCCAGGAACCTCTGACCAGTGAACGTCAGTAGGGACATATTCATTCTTACCTCTTTCCGCATCGTGCCACATGCGGTAGAAGTGATTCATACCATGTGGCGTTGAAACTATGATGACTTTCGTGCTTTTACCAGAAGTAATAGTAGGATAAACAGATGCAAAGAAGGAATCTGCGATATGGTTCGGAACGAATGCGAATTCGTCGAGAAAGAGGATATTGAACGACATGCCTCTGACAGCACTCGCAGATGTAGAAGCTGCCAATATCTTACTGCCATTTTCTAACTCGATGTTTCCTTTGTTCCATACAAGAATACCTTGTTGCATCCACTTTGGCAAGTTTTCGTAAGCAGTTGCTAATCTTGCTAACAATTCTCTTGCAGTTGATGCTTTGTTTGCCAATATACCTATATTTACACTATCATTGAATAGTGCATAATGTAAAAGATAAGAAACCACAGTTGTAGACTTACCAGTCTGTCGTGGCATCTTACAGATATTAAATCTGTTGTTATGGAAATTGTTGATTAATTTTTCTTGAAAGTCATAGGGACTGAATGGAACCAAACCCTCATCAAGAGAAACAATCTTTACATAATTATTGGCAAAATAAACTGGATCTTTTTGGCAACGAATAAATTCTAAAACCTGTTCTTGAGTAAACTCAATAGCGGTATTTGCTTTTTTTAGATTCGGATTACCAAGATATACATTATCACTCATAATAAACCTCCAATTAATAATTACCTTTGTTCAATCCAGTTAAGTACCGCGAGTGCTTTTTTGTTGGCGTTGGGAGATGCACAAGCAAGTGTATAAGTATCACTGATTGTACCAATACCAGTTCTTCCAAGTTGCAATGCTGCTTTATCATCAATATTAACCAGAGAGGCACCACCAGAAATCGTAAATCCTGAAAGAAGTGCTTGTCCTCCAGTGACCGCAGTTGCTGTAGTATCATATTGCATAAAGGAGTTTGGGTCTGGATGGTTTGTCCAACTCGCACCAGTCAAAGTTGCATTCTCAAAAAGTCTCCAATAGACATTCGTGTTATCGTTCGTTACTGCCTGTAGAGATCTCAATAACATAACTGCCTGAAGTGCAGATGACTTAAGACGCAAACTTACAATCGGATAAAAAGTGTTTGCGTCAGTCATCGTTGTTCCAGTGATGTCATTTGAGACACTCAACAACGTACCAAGTTTTTCTGGTTCACCTTCTTGGATTAGAGAGTTAGAACCTTGATAAAGATAATGAGTTCCAGCAACACCAGTTACATTCTCAATCTCAACACGAATTGGAAGGAATGGACTTCTACACCAAACTAAATCATTGACATTTGAGTTCTCAAATTCATGGCTAACAATAGTCTCATTTTTCATTAACCAATTAAATGTTACACCACCTGCACCATACCATTCATAGTTAATGGAAATCATCTGCTGTTTTGTAGCATCAGCAGTTACACCAGTATATCCATTACCATCAAACTTTTCACCATTCCAGTTTTCTCTGGTTACTCTTGTTTCTGTAGTGATACCAG